CAAGAACATTGAGTGTTTTTAGGTGTTGGCTCCTTTTAGTCATGGTTTTTGGAGACCTGACGAGTTGTATCCGTATGGGATACAACCACTCCTTCATCCGCCGATTTGTGGTATCGGCGGTTGCGACACAATTGATAATTGTGTCGTATGGTTTTGTGTCAAGGCTAGCACAATGGGTTGTGCTGGTTTTGTCACATTTGTTGGGGCCCCTATTTTTGGGGGCTGTTGAAGGAATTGAGGTTGGGGGCATTAAGCCCTATAAACTATGGTTAGAGGTGGGTGTAGAACCTCCCCGTCCTCCAGCTTACCAGCGGCTGGTTGACGGGATTTGCGAGTGGATTTTAAACCACGAGCAAGAAACCTCTATGATGCTGGGAGTGTTTGCATGCTTAGTCATGCTAAGGCTATTGTTTAAGCTACCGGTTCGCCGGATGTCTTATAAATTGAGAGGCATTCGGTTTGAGTCAGTCAAGCCCGGTAGTGAGTTGTTAGCGGGAGTTAAGGAACCCGCTTTTCAACCGCGCATCATGCAACCTGGATTGTTCGTAAATTCATTCCAGGGTTATGGCATAAGGTTGGGCAAGTTTTTAGTGATGCCCCGCCATGTGTATGATGCGTGTGAAGGGCAGGTTATGATGAGGGGCCCAAAAAGCTCCTACATCATAGCCAATGCACCAATACAGTCGCGCGTTGTGCGCGATTTGGTGTATATTCCACTGGCAGAGAAAGTGTTCTCTGACTGTGGGATACCTTCGGCGACAATGGCTCGTAGGTTGGCTAAGGGTGCGTTGGTGACCTGCATAGGTGAGCAGGGAGCTTCTAGTGGCATTATAAGGCCGCTGTCCATAATGGGCATGCTGTCTTATACTGGCTCTACTGTACCTGGTATGTCGGGTGCTGCTTATATCGTTAATTCGATGAGCAGGAAAGTGCACGGCATACACCATGGGGTTGTTGGTGAGAATAATGTTGGAACCAGCAGCCTCATTGTAGCCAAAGAACTCAAGGCTTTGGAGGGGAGGATGTTTGGTGAATCCCCCCTTGGAAATGAAGTTGAGGAACAGTTGGCGGATAGGCGTGGAGGATATAAGGCCTGGGCTGAAGACGATTTGGATGAGGTCGTCTTGGATGCTTGGGAGGCTGATGATGATGATTGGGCTTATGATGATGACGCTATGGACTACGAAGAAGACGTGGTATGGTCCCGTGAAAGTGAAGATGAAGATTTTTGGGATGAAGGACCGACCAGGTGGGAGTCCAGGAAGCGTAGACCGCGTAAGAAGAAAGCGGTGAGACGAGTCGTAGGACTAGGTCATGCGGCGAGTCGCCCAGAAATTGAGATTTCTGGGAAGGTTAAGCACCAGTCAGGCCCACAAGCTCAGTCCAAGGCTTCTCCAGAGAAGGCCGCTCCGCCAGAAAAGACTGTTCGCCAAGCTTTTAATGAGTTAGAGGCTAGGGTTAGCAAACTGGAAAAGCGTGTTTCCAGTTTGGAAGCTAGGTTGCCAGACCGCAAAGAAGTGGCACAGAAAGTTGATAAAGCTGTGTCAGCTGTACGAACGCGGCCTGAACCGAAGAGACCTCCAGGTAGTGTTGTTTGTATGGAATGCAAAAGGAGGTTCCCGCACGTGCGCGCATTGGTGGCGCATAATGATGAAAAACATCGCGTGAAAGGGGAATCTGCTTTGAAGGAGGACTCCAAGAAGGTAGTAAAAACGACAAGGGGTCGTTTTTTAGGCAACTCTCCGAAGAATCCTGGCGACGGGCCAAGGGGTTCTTCGAAGTTGTCTCCAAGGAGTTCCCAATTCCGGTCAATACTGGAGAGCCAGTCGAAAATGAGCGATTGTCTCTGTCGGTTAGAGAAAAGCTTCGATCTCTTAGCTCGGGCTATGGCTGGCCCGAGTTCGGAGCCGCGGCGGAATTAGACAGCCTTGCTTATCATGGCTGTCTAAGGAGCGAACTGGCATCCCACTTACCTAGAGTAGATCACCATGAGGCAATATTGTCGGGGTTAGAAGAGGCGTTCGGCCCAGCTCGATGGGAGATTCCCGACGACTTTATGTCGTATGAGCATTACGAGCGTGTGGTCCAAGATTTGGATTGGACTTCTTCACCCGGATACCCTTATCTTTTGAATGCTCCAACTAATGGGAGTTTCTTCCAGGTACAGAATGGAATACCTAGTGAAGAAGCAAAACATAGGGTATGGCAATTGTTGACTCAGCGGTTGCTGGATAGGTCTTGCGACCCAATCCGGCTATTCATCAAACCAGAGCCCCATAAAGTGGCAAAAATCGAAACTGGTCGTTTTAGGCTGATTAGTGCAGTCTCTGTTGTGGACCAGATTATCGATTCCATGTTGTTTGGTGAAATGAACAAGAACATGGTTAGGCACTGCTTAGAGATACCCAGTAAGTTTGGGTGGTCCCCCTATGTGGGGGGTTGGAAAGTAGTGCCCCAAAAGGGCCTGGCTATTGATAAGAGTAGCTGGGATTGGACTATGCAAGGGTGGCTTTTTCAGATTATTTTAGAGCTGAGAAGTCGCTTGTGCTTGACAGTTGGTAAACGCCATAAACTCTGGCAGGAATTGGCCAGTTGGCGTTATGAAGCCTTATTTGGCAGTCCAGAATTTATTCTGTCGAATGGTTTGGTGTTGCAGCAGTCGCAGCCTGGTGTGATGAAATCAGGTTGTGTTAACACCATAGCCGATAATTCGATAGCCCAGGTAGTTCTTCATCTCAGAGTGTGTTTGGAGATGGGGATACCGGCGGGTTGGATTTGGTCAATGGGCGATGATACTCTACAAGAACCCCTTCGTGATGAAGGGAGTTACTTGGCGAGTCTGTCGAGGTATTGTATAGTCAAAGAGTCAACTCATTTGATTGAGTTTGCAGGGCATCAGTTTCGGAAGGATAGTATTGAGCCATCCTATTTCCAGAAACATTGTTTTAACTTGCTACATGCTGACTCTGATGTGGTCGCGGATTTAGCCGTGAGCTATGCACTTCTCTACCATAAGTCCAAGAAGCGCGATTTTATACATCATGTGATTAGGGAGCTGGGTGGAATACCAGCTTCGCCTCGCATGATCGCGCAAATTTACGATGGGCCTTGGTAGACGCCTATAGGAGGACCTTAGCTTTTTATAGCTAAGTTTTAGGCGCAGCGGTCCCAACAACTAGCA